ATTAAAAAAGAATTGGTTAACGAAAGCAAACCAACTATCGGACATTTGTCTAGTGTATTACACGAAGCTGTAGCAGCTAATGGTACTGAATATGGTATCGTACAAGAAGAAAGACACGTTTACATTAAATCTAAAAATGAAAATGGTGGGTATGATTATTTAACAGGGATTCAAAACATCCATGAACATTCTTACAAATCATACGCTGACGCTTTAAAACATTTAAACATGATGTTTAAGGATATTAACGAATCTGTTGATTTTAAAGAAAATATCGATGTTTTAAAAAAAAAAGTATAACTGAACGTTATATTTTAAAACTTAAAAATAGTGATGCGGTACCAGCCGTTGATACGACAGTAGATATGGGTATGGACGCAACAGTTGACGCAACGGAACCAGCTGAACAATCAGCTGAATTAGCCACAGACTTTTCAAGTGAAACACCCGCTGATACGGGTATGGATACAACAGCTGATACAACAGCTGATACAACAGTTGATCCAGCGGTAGAAGCACCCGCTCAAGAAACAGGCGGTGAAAATACTGACGAACCTATTTTAAAAACAGTTCAAAAACTTACTGGTAAAATCACTCAAAAAATGAGAGAAGGTGCACAGGAATTAGAATCAAAAGATTATAAATATGTTGTTAACTCAATCTTATCTGCGATCGACATGACAAAGATGACAGAAGAGGATATGAATGATATATTAAATAAATTACAAAACAAAGATTCTGAAGATACAGCAAACGCTGAACCAGCACCAGAAGAACAACCAGTTCAAGAACAACCAAGACGGTTTCAAAAATCAGTTATAGATGAATTCCTAAGTACTTTAGGTAGATAAATAAAATCCCCTTTTGGGGATTTGTTTTTTTAAAACCTTTTTATTATTTTTGTACAAATAAGTATAAAATGATAGTAGGTGTTTTAGGAAAAAAACGTTCAGGTAAAGATACAACAGGTGATTACCTTGTTGCTAACAAAAATTTTGTAAAATATAGTTTTGCTAACCCAATTAAACGCGGGGCTATGGAGTTGTTCGGTTTTACCGAACAACAGGTTTTTGGCGATGCTAAAGATGAAATTGACCCAACCTGGGGGATTACACCAAGATTGGTGCTACAAATAATGGGTACCGAAGTATTTCAATATGATATGCCGAAGTATATACCAGAATTACAAACATTTGGTCGTGGATTTTGGGTTAAACGTTTTGAGCAATGGTATGAACAAAACAGAGATTTAGATGTGGTTATTTGCGATGTAAGATTTCAACATGAAGTTGATTCCATATTAAAAATGGGTGGTGTTATTTGGTCTGTAAACCGTCCAAATTTAACTAGTGGTGATGAGCATGCATCTGAAAAAGAAATGGATTTAATCACTGGTATAACAACCGAAATAATAAACGATCGTACTTTAGCTGATTTCTATAATAAGATTGATAATCAATTATATGATTTACGAAAATCCGTTAGCTGAGATATTATCAGTACATAAATTTAAGGTTAATAGAGCCACAGCTGAGATGTTATGTTACGCTTTTAACAAAGAGGTTAAATGTGACAGAAAAATTAATATACAGTTATTTAGTAGATTTACTAAATATAACCCATTATATGTTTTTAATTATGGTGGAGTCATTAATGAATCGGTTAAAAACCAACCAATAACATTACAAGGTGTTGAAATTGCTGTTCCAGCTGGAAAAGAAGAAGAGTTTTTAGATGAGAATTCTAACTATGTATTCTATGGGGGGCCAAGCTCTAGTATAGAATGGTTAGATGATGATTTTAATTCTACGGTATATGGAAACTGTAGGATTAACTTTTAATTATCTTTAACCTTAGATTACCAGTACCTTTTATAACCCTATGCCAATCATGCCTTGCTATTTTTAGTGAGACATTTTCTTTTAAAGGTATGGGTAATTGATTATCGTATTGGAATTTCCAATCGGTTGTATTTAAAACCTCAACGATACGGTCCTCATTATCTCTATGCCACATAAGTTCAATCGGATCGATATTCTCATCAAATTCCCTTATCACATAGTTTTCACCTATTTCGATATCTTTATACGGTTTACCAGTATCCACCGAATTTAGATTTTAATCCAAGTAAACTAGCGTATCTAGGTAATCTACATGACCAGTAAGACGCTTTTGTTCTATCTTTTTTATTAGCACAATCATGTCTAGCAGCAAATGATTTACGAGCCGCTGGGTTATTTAATTTAACTGACAAACCAGTTGTATCACCAAAAGATACTTTCTTGATACCACCACCTGGTTTTCTAACATACACATAGAATTTTTTTGAACCACCTCTTTTTGGTTTACCCAACTCAACATCCTTACCTTGGTATTTAGCTTCAGCAATAAGTTCATCCTCAGCCATATCTTCAGTAAATGGTAAATCCAATGAAACCATTTGACCCTTGTATAAACCAAATCTACCTAAATCTGTGTTTTCAAATAATTTTGTGTCTAAAGCTGATAACTTGATCATCTTTTTCTCCCAAAGCTCTCTCGCTTCTTTAATAACCATAGCGTGTTTTTCACTACCAGGTCTATATTCATTTTCCAATAAAGGAATAGCATTATTAAGATGATATTTTACGTCTTCAGAAATCATATCCTTTAGAACCCAAAGATCAAAATTTTCAGTTAATCTCTTTTCAATAGCTAATTCAAAACACTCCTCACAAACAACATTTGATTCAGACATTAACGAACTAAACTCTTTGTTTTCATACATATCATTAATAACCTCAAAAACAAAAGAAAGATCTTTGTATTCTGGGTTCACAACAACATGATAACAATCATCAGATTTCTCCATCATCGGTTTACCAAAATTTTCTTTATTTTTTGAAATATAAAACGTTGGATTTTCAGCTTCTTCATGAATTGAAAATAATTCAGGAATAATATCAAGGTTTAAACCTTCACCCAAAGACGAAGTAACCTCTTTATCCAATAAACCTTTTTTGTTTAAAATTGAGGCCACTTGACCTTCTGTCATTTTGTATATTTTTTTACTCATTATCTATGATATTATTATATAAATACCTAGTTAAATGAATAAATTCATGAAGTCGTAAACATTATCTGGTATAGATCTTAAACGATCAAAACCATAAAAAGCACTCATATTTGATTGTTCTCTTATTGTTTGGTTATTAATTAACATTTTTGAGTGGAAACTATCGATCAATTTTGGGGTGGCATATCCACAAACAATAAACTCCGTATCACTAATTTTACACACAAAGATAGCTTTTTTATACATTGGTCTGTAGAAGATTGGGAATTCATTATAATTGAATATAATGACATCAACCCACTTCTCAAATGATGTTCTTAGTTGCTGCAAAGGTTCAACATTAACATTATTATAATCCATAATAGGGTGTTGAATACGTTTTGAGATGGCTGTTATCGCACAGGTCAGTGTAAACATTTCCTTATATTTCTGATTATTTTTAACCAATTTAGTGGTGTTATGTTGTTTCTTAACAACACCTCTAATAAAGGAAACACAATTGTGAATATCCTTTTCGTCTAATTTAATTCTACTGAATTTTTTCGTGTGCGAATCAAAAGCGCTTTTAAATGTTATTATACCCATGACACAAAAGTAAAAAAAAATTTGTTTATAACCAAATAATTTTCTAATTTTGTAAATATGAAAGGATATACTAAGGAACAACTCGAATTTATTGAGTTTAGCGGACCAGAATCCGTAATATTATCAGCAACAGCTGGAAGTGGTAAAACGCATTCAACAGTAGGTAGGTTAAATCACCTATTAGAAAATGGTGTTGACCCAAATAGGATAATCTTCTTTTCATTTACCAATGATGCTGTAAATGAATTGAGAAATCGTATTAACAATGAGGTTAAAATCACAACCATACATAGTTTTACAAGTAGTACGTTGGGTAAATTGGGTAAATTTAAACCTATTGTAACATTTTACGATTTCATAAACTGGTATCGTGATAAAAAGAAACCATCATTTAAAGACCCGAGGAAAATAAGAGAGGAATATTATGCGACTATCGAAAGGTTTTATGAAGAAGGTGCTAGTATATCTTCATCTTTTTCAGCTTATAAACTACAATTTTATGATGGGGTTAAGGCACCTAAACCAAATTTTTATGACCATTACGTTGCGTTTTTAAAAGAAACTAATAGTCGTGATTTCTCTGATATGTTAATTGACACAGAAAAATTAACACGTGACCCAAAGCACAAGGAGTTTTTTAATGGTATGTATGATTATATCTTTATTGACGAGTATCAAGATACATCAACACTTCAGATGAAAATTTTATCAGCTATTAATGCAAAACAATATTACCTTATTGGTGATAAAAACCAGTCGATTTATGGGTTTTCTGGTGCCAACTGTGAAAAGATTGAATCTTTACTAAAACAAAAAAAGACGGTTGTTGAGTTAACATTAACAAAAAATTTTAGATCCCATAAAAAAATTGTTGAGAATGCCAATAAATTTAGTTCGTTAATGGCTATACCTGAATCGGAAAATGAAGGTTTTGTTGATGAAAAATTTATAACAAAAAAGAGGTTGTTTGAAATGATGCAAGATGGTAAACCACTGACCGTGCTTGTTAGAACAAATAACATTATCAAGGAGATTGAGAAACAAGCTTTGAAGAAGAAAATACCAATGCGTTATTTTAATTACATAACAAAAACAGATCTTGATAATATTAAAAAATCTAATATAACAGATAGTCTTAAAAAGAAGTTGAATGATGTTTCAGCGTATTTCTTAAATAACCAAGACTTCATTGAATTTATTGAATCAAACAGTGACTCTGATGTATTTGTAACATCAATACATAAAAGCAAGGGTAGAGAATTCCCAAGATGTGTTGTTATCAATTCGGCTGACCCAGATATGTTAATTAAACATGGTAGTTTAACACACAGTTTATCTGAATATTCATTTATAACGGATGACGGTGATATTGATGAAGAAGGTAGGAATATACATTATGTTGCGGTCACCAGACCAAAAGAAGAACTCTACTTTATGATTTACGATGACCTATAAAATATAAAAAACCACCAATTACGGTGGTTTTTTTATAGAGGTTATTTAAAATTTTGACCTTACTTACCATATGTATTGGTTTGAGAATAACCACAATTAACTTATAATTATTTCCCTACCTGATTTGAATTTATTT